GCGAAAAGTTCACGACCTTGGCAAGGGTCGTTCCAGCAAGCTGCATCACGCCATCTCTGCCGGAGTAAACCTTTGCCATTACGCTACCGCTCGCAATGACACTGTAACGCTGCTAATACCCGGACGCACTGCCTGCACCTGCGGCTCAGCGTCATAACGCCACTTCGTACCTGATGGTGCGTCCAAAGTTGATGTCGTTCCAGACCAGCCTTCAAATACTTCAGACGGCAACGTAAATGTACGGAACGTGCCGAGCTGATCGCTGTAATCGTCCAAAAACGATTCAGCATTGGCGTCGGTCACGTTGGCATAAGACAAACTCAACGTGGCATTGACACGCCGTGATCCATACAAGATCCGAACTTCCGCGCCAGATTGCGAATTGAACCGCTGGCTTGGAAAGTCTCCTGGCGTGAACTGACGGCCTGTTGGCGTCAACGACGGAAAAGCCATCACTCAAGCACCGTAAAGTTGGATTCGGTCAGCACGTCCTTAGCCACGATGCTAACGCCAGACGCATCCGTGGGCACCTCAACAGCACTGATGGACACCAGGCCGTCCTCCTCCAAATTCAAAGATTCGATCTGGTAAACGCTGTAGTCCGTACTGCCGCTGAGCAACGTAAACAACGAACCGTGGTACTGAGAATCACTGACCGTGTTATCGGCAACGGTAATGATCGTTTCGACCACCTCTTCTGTTGTTGGGTTGTATAGCAAAGCGTCATACTCGCCGTCTTCAATACTGGTGATGCTGACCAACGTTCCAGCATCAGTGATCGAGCCGTTTGCAGTTGAGCTGTAGGTGCTTGCTTCTGTAATCACCCGGATATAAGAGCCAGGCTGAACACCCAAAGCGTCAGGCACCGTTTTGAAGCTGACAGTCTTGGTAACGCGACGGCGCACGCTCAATAAGAAACGAGCTGTACGCAAAGCCTGCTCACGGTTTGTGCAGAACTCGCTCAAATCAAACGACTGCTCTGTTGTGTTCCTTTCATTTACACCAAAGTCTGACCAGTGCATCAACGCTGATGCTTGGTACGGCAAGTCGTTATTTACGGTGACGCGCCAAGTGACAAGCGCTCGAATGTTTGAGCGTTGCGAAACGTCGATGTATTGCAGCTGCAGAGAGTTCTCAATGATGTTGCCTGCAGTGAAAATCTGTTCAACCGTGATCGGCTGCAAGCTGATCGCATCGTTTGAATCAACCGGCAATGCGGGAATCATCCCGAACCGACCGTTTTTAATCGTGAACGAACAAAGCTGCAGTGGCGCATTGTCGTAGATAAACGTGCGGAAGCTTTCGCTATCTTCAATAACGCCGTCATAAAAGATCTTGTTTGCCCTCAAGAACCTTGCAGTGGCACGCAAAGAGTCCTCGTCTACCAATTCAGCAGGCACAACATTGCCAACGCCTTGACTGGTGTTTTTTAACAAGTAGAAAACAAGGTCAGCAAACAAGTTGCTTGGAGCATTGTCACCTTCAATCAGGCGAGTAACAGGAATGCCCGTTCCAGACCATATCCGCAGTTGCTCGACACCAGAAATCTCTCCGGTGGACTTAAGAGTAAGCCCGATGGTAGACATGTCGTCATACTGGGCCAGGCTTTCATTGGAAATGTATTCATTAACGTAGACGATTTCATGCTCTGGCCCAGACTCGTTTGACTTTGTTAGCTGTGTGTAGTGGCTGCAGTCTGAAACCTGTGAAGCCTGCTCAAAAACTCGTTCACCGCTTTTAACTCCATCAGCAGTACCAATAGTTGTGACACTTGCAACTGAAAACGCAAAGCCAACGCTGCTGTAGCCTTCGCCGATCGAAGCAGCATAATTACTAAACTGATTATTCACATTGGCAGTAATAGTGAAAGCGTGACCTTCTTCCCAATTACCAGTTGCTTCAGTCGTTCCAAACTGAACGTTCGACCACTTTGCACTACTGCCGCCGTTAGCGGCTAGATACCTAGGTCCTATCGTTTGGCCCAAAACGCCCTGCACAGATGTCGCGGTAATCGTGACGGTGATATACCTGTTGCCGTTTTCTTTGTAATGGCGATGGCTGACAGTCTTCGTCTGTCCTGGCGAATCCTTTGCGCTTCCAAGAAAATGCGTGAGCCAAGCGTTTTTAATTTGTTGAATACTTCCCGTATTTGAGGCAACGTCGTAATTGCTAATTGTTGCCGGAATAGTCGTTGGCGTAGACTTTGCAACTGATTTTCCAGGTTGTGTAAATAACTCGTCGTTAGTTAAAATTTCTGCAATAGTAGTTCTTTTGCCCTGAACAGTGACTCTAAAACTTCCATACGGCGTTTCAAGGTCTACACCAATAGTGCCGGCCTGTGCGAGTGTGTAAGGAACCCCTTGCGAGGACTGGAGAACAATAACTTCATTTTCATCAATGCTATTGATTGCAATATCCGAACCAGTGCGCGGAATTAGTCGGTATTCATAGTATTTTTGACCATTAAATCCTTCCTGAATTCTAGGTCGAATCCTCAGATAGTTGTTTTGTGCGACTGGTGCGCTGCCTTGAACACAGAACACTTGCGGCATTCGCTTGAATGGAGGTTGTGGCTGCCCGTACTCCGCGACAGGACGAACCCAAATCGAAAAACATGACGACCGCTGGAAATACTTATCCATGCGACCAGTGGTCAGAGTAATGTCTTTCTTATCAAGCCTGAATAACTTTCTAGGAGAAGGCAGAGAATTAAAGTTGCACAATCCTGCAGCTCTATTGAAAACTTGGCTGCGAATACCAAGCTCAATCACTTCAGCGTCTCGTCGGACAGGACGAATCGTCGCGATATTTAACTGACAGACATTGTAATAAGCTGCGCCACAATGCTTGTTGGGATTAAAAACGTCACCCTCATAACCACCGAGAGGCTCTCTTACTGTTCGCGTTCCGGCGATACCAATCTCAGGCACACCAAGAATCGCCACACATTTCATATGTACGTGTAAACGATTTTCGCCATCTTTATGCTCAACCCGATCTTTGACAATCCAAGTGCTAGCCCCAACGATCCACCTAGACCCAATCACCATCAGGTCCGATGCTCGTTGCCGCCAAGAATTTGCTTCGTTGACAAGGTCCGTAAGATTAACCTCGGTGTCTTCAAAACCACGTTCATCATCGTTTTTTGCCAAGTCTTCCCATTTTTTGTTTTCAAAATCAATTTCAAAAACAGCCTCATCGCCTTCGCTGACGGTAACTGTGGTTTTGTTTTTTATATCTTGCCCATTGTTGGTCCCGCTGTGACGAATAAATCCCATATGACGCGAATAAGCTCTACCAACACCCGGTTGGCCGGCTTCTTCGTTTTCAATATGCAGAACATCTGCAAGACTGCCAGCAATTTTGCGACGTTTAGCCTGAATTTCTTTTCTGGCTTCACTATTGTCAGACCCTTCAGTGGCTGAAAACGGTGCGCTGACAATCTCCCAGTTGAAGCGGTAAGCCGAACCATTATGGATTGGCGTTGCAGTGCCGAATGTTGTGTCACCGCTTGGCACGTATGACATTGAAAAACCGTTACTGAACTGCCCATC